CTGCTAAGGACTTGTCGTAATGGAATTAGTAGAACTTCTGAACCATAGAGGCATTGAGTATGCCAAAACTAATAATCCCTCAGAAATACTAATTTCTTGTACTAGTGGAGAGCACACAGATAAGTCCCCAAGTCTATCATATAATTTAGATAAAAATATGTTTCATTGCTGGAGTTGTGGCTTTAGTGGGGGTATTACCAAGTTTATGACGTCTATTGGTGAAACAACTATATTAGACGTTGACAGTAAGCAGCCTTATAAAATTAAGAAGATAAAAGATAAGATTAGAAAAATTATTGAGGTAGATGATATACAACTACCCTCAGAAAGACATTTATATAGTGGTGAATTTAAATCTATAGAAGGAAGAGTACTAAAAGATTTTAATGCATTTACAACTTCACAGCTAGGTTTACAAGATTATATTTGCTTTCCTGTCTATCAATTTGGTAAACTAAAGTTTATTGAAGGTAGATTAATGAAAGCAGTGACTGGGAAACCAAAATACTACAGGCGACCACAAAAAGCTACTGTAAATGATATTCTTTTTCCTTTAGATAGAATAAATAATACTAACTATGTGTTATTAGTAGAAGGTATATTTGATATGCTTAATATGTGGCAACTTGGCTATAAAAATACTCTTTGTATTTTTGGTGCTACTAACTTTGGCAGAAAGAAATTAGAGATACTAGATAGAATTGGTGTTACAAGAGTAGATGTTCTTATGGATCCAGATGCAGCAGGCCAAATGGCTGCTGTTAAAATAATGACAGCTCTTGATTCAAAAAATATTTCATCCAGAAATATAAAATTACCAGTAGGCGTTGATCCTGGAGATTTAAACAAAAGACAAGCGGAGAGTTTTCTTAAATGATAAAAGTAAATAAGTGTGAAGAACAAGAAGATGGTTCTGCTATTCTTGAACTGGATTTAGATGAAGAAACTAGAAACAAACTATTAGAGTATGCTATTGTAGATTTACTTAAAAAAATGATTGAAAGGGAAGAAAATAGTGAGTGATGTATGTTTTGTATTCGCTAGCGGAGCAGAAAAAGAACCACAAAAAATAATTAATAAGTATTTAAAAGATGTAGAGTATGATGTAAAGTATCTACATTCAGGAAGTAAAGAAAAAATACTTAAAAAAGATATTGATTTAGATTTTAATGATCTTGAAGATTTTAAGATACTCGCTCTTATGGGTGCAGAGCCGTTAAAGTATATTGCAGGTATGACTGGTGTTCAGAAATATAATGGCATGTTTATAGAGAAAAAATACTTACCAATCATGAATCCTAATATTGTTGTATTTAAACCACAACTTGAAGACGATATTATCAGAGCGTTTAATCAAATACCTAAGCTACTCAGCGGTGAAGATATTGGTAAGCAACAAGATAAAGACTATTGTTTTATCGAAACCGAAGAACAGTTCAATCAATACAAAGAAGAGCTGTTTGATGCTAAAACTCTAGTAGTAGATATAGAGACCACATCAGTATCTCCGCACACAGGAACTATTTTAGGTATAGCAGTATCTACTAGACCTCATCAAGGTTTATATATTTCTATTGATATTATAAATAAACATAAAGAGTGGTTTTACACTTTATTTTATGAAAGAAAATGTATATTCCATAATTCAAAATTTGATACAAACTATATGGAAACAGAACTTGGTTTTGAATTTCCAGACTATGAAGATACAATGTTACTTCATTATTGTTTAGAAGAAGCTGTAGGTACACACGGTCTAAAGCCTCTTGCTCTTAGATTTACAGATCTTGGAGATTATGAGAGAGAACTTGATGATTATAAAAAGTCTTGGGCTCGTAAAAACAAAGTTAAATTAGCAGACTTCAATTATGGAATGTTACCGAGTGATATTCTTGCTCCTTACGCTTGTAAAGATGGTGATGCTACTTTTCAGTTATACGGCAAGTTCAAACCTTTAGTAGATAACAGTGAAGAATTTACTAGTCTTTATAGAGATATATTATTGCCTGCAACTCATGCTATGAAACAGCTGGAGAAGAATGGCGGACCTATTGATATTGATCAAGTTAATTGGCTATCTGAACAGTATCAAATTGATGTAGAAGAGTGTTTAGAAGAAATAAATACTCACGAAGCAGTACAAAGATTCGAAAGATTATACGAAAAGACTTTTAATCCTAATTCTACAGCACAACTAAGAGATTTATTCTTCTCTATTGTAGGTCTAAAACCAACAAAGAAAACAGATACAGGAGCTTATTCAGTAGATAAGGAAGTACTACAAAATCTAAAGCACCCACTTTCTGAAGCAGTACTTGAGTTAAGAGAAAAATCTAAAATGGCTGGAACTTATATTTCCAACATTAGGAAGGGAGTAGACCGAGATGGGAGACTTCGTAGCGGTTTTAATGTTCATGGTACCACTTCTGGTCGCCTTAGCAGTAGTGGTAATCTTAATTATCAAAATATACCAAGAGACAACAAAGACATAAAAAAGTTATTTAAAGCAAGGCCAGGTTATAAAATTATACAGTGTGACCTTGGAACTGCAGAAGTATATTATGCAGCTATGCTTAGTGGTGATCAATTCTTACAAAAAGCGTTTATTGACAAACTTGATTTTCACTCTTATGTAGCAAAACAAATGTTTAATTTACCAGTAGAAGTTAATGAGGTAAAAAAGCAATATGCTGCTCAACGTCAGTATGCTAAAGCTATTACTTTTGGTATTATGTATCAAGCAGGTCCAGCTAAGATTGCTGAAACAGTAAATAAAGATGCAAAACAGGGAGAAGAAATTAGCTCTGCACAAGCTAAGCAGTTTATTCAAAAATACTTTAATGAAGCTAGATCTCTTAAAAAGTTCATAGACGGTTCAAACCAACAGATTGAAAACTATGCCTATATTTACTCATTTTTCGGTAGAAAACGCAGATTGCCAGAAGCTAAATCTCCTAACCGTGGAGTATCGCAACACGCAATTAGGTCTGGTGTTAATTTCTTAGTTCAGTCTGTTGCTTCTGACATCAATATTTTAGGAGTAGTTGACCTTATTAAGTGGATTGCTGATAAAGGTTATCAAAAAGATATTCTTCCTTTCACTGTTGTTCATGATTCAATTGTATCAGAAGTTAGAGAAGATCTAGTTGATGAGTATATCGAGAATGCACGTGAGTGTATCCAACGAGATAGAGGATTATCAATTCCTAACTGCCCAATAAAAGTTGATTTTGAGGTAGGATCAAGTTGGGGAGAGCTAACTGAATTATGAGATGGTACGATTATGTAGTTTGTATATTAACAGCTTATAACATGACAGTAGCTATTTTTACTGGAGATTTACTATACCTAATTATTACCTACCTCAGTTACTTATTTTATTCAGGGTATAGAAGAGAAGCGAATGAAATATAATCCTAATTTCAAACTGAATCCAGACGATATTGAATTAATCGAAAAAGGATTGAGAGTAATGATGCAGTTGCCGCATGGAGATAAAGAAGAATGTAGACAACTTCTTGCCAAGCTGCATCATCAAAAAATATGGTATCGTCCGAAAGGCGAGATATACGTTAGTGGCTAAATATTCTAAAGTTCTGTTTCCTTTTTTTGGTTTAAATAAAAAACCACATTTAATTAAGTTTGATTTACAAAAAATTTTAATACAGCGTAATTACAGAAGCCATTTAGAAACTGCTGATGACAAGTCATTAGCAGGTGATTATTTTGCTCGTTTAGCAAGCCTTGAACATAGAGTACACTTCGATGTGACTTGTAAAAATATACAAGAATTAGTATACTCAGGGCCAAAATGGGGTATGGACTATAAAGCTATTCCTTATGATCTATCCCGTCAAGAAGCTGTGCCTGCTTATAACAATAAAGTAGTAAAAGTAAGAAATAATCACGTGTGGATTAAAGATGTATCTTACCCCTTTACTATACCTACTAATGAGTCTTTAGTTATTACTGAGGATATTTACGCTACTTTGATTAAAATAGGTCATGAGTGGTATTTGAAAGAGTTTATGTTTGAACCTAGAGACATAACATATATGATGATATGAATAAAGCAAATGTTAAAAAGATATTTATATCTGATAGAATTTATATTAAAAAGAAAGACGTAGAAGATGCAGATAAACTTATACAACTATATACCTACGACAATGGAGATGATTTTTTATCCACCATCTCAGAAGACGATGAATACTATATCGTACCGTCAAATTCATACCACAAACTTACCTGGAAAGAAATTGAAGACCAGAGGAACTTTGAACAAACTGACTCAGATTTAAATTTTATAGGCGAACTAAGGTGGGAACAATCAGAAGTAGTAGATAAATTCTTTTCTCGTGGAAGAGCACGCTCTGGTATACTTCAAGCACCTTGTGGGTGGGGTAAAACGTTTACAGGTTGTGAAATTATATCACGTAATAAAACTAAAACATTAGTATTAGTACATACAAAACTACTATTTAGGCAGTGGATTGAGGAGCTTGAGCGTCAGATCCCTGGAGTTAAAATAGGTAGGATAGGTGACGGATTATTTGATCTTCAAGATATAACTGTGGGTATTTATAAATCTGTTTACAATCGTAGAGATGAACTTTCTGAAAAGTTTTCATTGATTCTTGTAGATGAAGCACATTTATGCCCTGCAGAAATGTTTTCAACTGCCCTTAATTCTATAAATGCAAAAATTAAAATAGGAATTAGTGCTACTCCTCGCAGAAAAGATGGAAAACATGTATTTTTAGCAGACTATTTTTCACCCTTTATGGTAGAAGCCCGCGATCCTCGACAGCTACAGGATCCTATAGTTTTAGTTAAACGCACAGACTTTAGATTTCCAGTTATTGATCCAAAACGTGATTGGTCGCGCCAGCTGAACAAACTTTGTAGCAACAAAAAGTACTTGGAAGCTATCGCTAATTTTGCAAAAAGTCAAATAGTAACTGGTCGTTGCCCTTTAATACTCGGAGAACGAGTACAAATGCTAAAAGATTTACAAGCACTTATACCTGAAAGTATATGCTTAATAGGAGAATCAGATGAATCAACTAGAGAAGACGTTCTTCAAAATGTTGGAGGAAAATACAAGTGTGTTCTCTCGACCAGACTCTTCGATGAGGGTATATCTTGTCATCGGTTGGATACTCTTTACCTTACTTGCCCTTCTAATAACCCTATTAAGTTAGAACAGCGTATAGGTAGAATTATTAGAGAGCACGAAGATAAACAAGTACCTATGATCGTAGACTGGTGGTTATCAGGAGGTATAGTAGCTAGACAACAAACTAATCGTTTAGAATGGTTTAAGAAACGTGGATATTACATACTTTAATTTAAGTGAAATACGTAAAAAAGCACGACAAGATCAAGCGGCTATATTGATCTTGACGTTTGCTCAAACAAAATTATATAATGCATATACAACTACAGGTTTAATGAAGTCTCTTAAAATCAATCATGTTCCACCTTTTTTAATAATAAATGGAACACTTGAACAAAGAAGAGTATTAAAATGTAACTATAAGACGAAAGAGCCAATGAGTTATTTTAGAAATCCTTGGTTTTTGACTCAAAATGTTAGTACAAAAGATAAAATTGATTATTTACAACTACTTTCTATGAGGAGGATTAGTGAAGACGTAGACTACATACCGCAAGACTATGTTGCAGCTCAAATCACTAATCCGTTTATAGAGTATAAAGAAGATAAAATATATTTTACACAAGAGTCCTCGGTTTCGAGGAAATCCTACACTTAAGAACCAACGTTCAACAAAGGAGAAACAATATGGTCTCATGGGATCAAGCCAAAGGTAAACAAGCCTCTGGAAACGGAAATAAATTAAGAGAAATTGAAAGACTATCTATGGGTATCGGAGATACAAAAGTAAGATTAGTCGGAGAAGTTATGCCTAGATATTGTTACTGGGTAGTAACTACTGAAGGTAAAAAAATGCCTGTTGAGTGTCTTCAGTTTAATAGACAAACTGAATCATTTGATAATTCAGCACAAGATCCTTTCAAAGAAATGGATGAAGCGATTTTTGCCGATAAACCACAATTCTCATATGTATGTAATGTAATAGATAGATCTGATGGTAAAATTAAGTTATTTGATTTAAGGTCAACAATATACTCTCAGATAGTAGATTACGCTACAAATCCTGATTATGGTAATCCTGCAGGAGACGATGACGGGTATGATATTACTATTAAAAAAGAAAAGACAGGACCACTTCCTCAAAACGTAAAGTACTCTTGCCTTCCTGCTCGTAATAACTCACCTTTGACTGCAGACGAAAAAGCATTAGAATTATATGATCTAAGTAAAATCTATAAACGCCAAACATATGAAGAGCAAAAAGAGTGGTTAATGAAAAATACAGCTTATTTTGCTGGCGAAGTCTCTGACGAGTTTAAACCAGCAGAGGATGTGGATGATTTAGCATGAAAAAATCACTCTCAGAAGTAGCATCAACTAATTCAGAAAATAAGTTTGGTGCTTTTAAATCTGTAGACGGTGATA